TTATTTGTCTGATAAGTAATTAATTAGATTTATTCTAAACTCATCAAACATATCTTTTACGATTAATGGTAAATCGTCTTTTTCGCCTAAAGCTATTTTTTGTGGCATTGTGTCAACTATTTCTTTTAAATTTTCATTCAGTTCTTCAATTGTCATTTTTACACCTCCTTTCAAATTTAATTGCTTTTTTTTATTCCTAGTAACCAATCTGTGCTAACATTATACAATTCTGCGAGTAATCCTATAGTTTCTATATTAGGTTCAAGCGCTCCTGTTTCATATTTAGTTATATTTGTTCTTGATGTATTTAATGTATCTGCTACTTGCTGTTGTGTCATTTTGGCACTTTCTCTTGCTCTTTTTATGTTAATCATAAAATTTTCTTTGAACATTAATTATACCTCCTATGTTCTATTTTAACACATTGTATAAAAAAGTGTGTTCTATTTTGGCACATTTACCAGTTCCATTTTAGCACATTATATGTTATAATAATGGTGTGCTAAAACGGCACAATCTTGAAGCCCGACGAAAAGGGAAGGACAGACGGTTAGCGGAAAACGAAGTACAAAAACAGGAAGAGTCCGCAAACAATGCCGATATCTTTAGCAAGGCTTACGGCGAAATGCTTAATGTTTTGCAAAGAATACACCTCCTTTGCTGTGTGAAATTGGTTCTGACAAATCCAGTATATCACAAAATCGGGTGTAACCTGTGATGACATTGTAAAAATGTTGTGATGGGTGAATCGTTTAGCGGTTGCGATTTCAAACAAAACCGCCACCAGCCCAGATGGGTAAATATAGTTACATTGGGCAATTCCAAAGCCCGACGAACTAGAGTGGCTCCCTGCGGATACAAGGTCATTCGTGTTGTTTGATGCTTGCGCATAACCCGTTTGTGAAATCGGGCTTCACAATTAAAGATTGATTCAGTAGGAGGAATTAAAATGGCAGTATCAAAGAAAATCCAGTTATACGAATTACAGTTGTATTGCTACCAGTCGGCAAAGCTGGAGGTTCTTAAATATCCCGGCGGCGATGAAGAAGATTGCCCGTTTATAGATGGCATGACTATGAAGCAGGTTCGCAATTTGATAGATGGAAAAATAGACATGTACACTGTTCTTTTAGCATGTGCTTTGCAATCCCGTGAACCGAATTCAGAGCCGGAGGAACAGAAACCTGTTTTCTCTGCTGATGATAATGACGCGCATGTTCATGATTATAGCCCGTGGGGTATATGCTCGATTTGCGGCGAAATTAAGTATAAATCACCTGCATATTGTGAGCTTTACGGGTGTGACCCCGATTAAAATGCAATTAAAGATTGATTCAGTAGGAGGAATTAAATCAAATGACAAATACAAGTGTTGCAAAATCTTCAAATGATGATGAAATGTTAGCCGACTACGTTGAAAGGATTCGCAAAGAGGTTGGCAAAGCTGCCGTCAGTTGGTTTCACATTGCTTATTATGTGTATGAGCTTGATTATCATGCTTTTTACCGTAATAAGTACAAGAACATTGTGGAATGTTGTCAAGCAAATTTCGGGTTCAAGAAGTCCACTACATACAACTTCATCAACATTGTTGAAAAGCTCTCGTTTCCTAACTTCGCTAATGCTAACCGTCACGCATATATAAAATATACAGATTTCATGGAGCGCGTCAAGAATTGGAGTTACTCGCAGCTGGTGGCGATGTTGTCGTTATCCGAAAAGCAGCGTGAACTTGTTACCCCGGACATGAGCGCCCGGGACATAAAGAAGCTAAAGACAGATTCCACACGTTTGGAAAACGATGAAACCGCTCCGGCTGAAATAGTTGTACCTGCTGAGCCCGAACCTGTTGCGGCTGAACCTGCTCCGTTTAATTCTTCTGCTTCCCTTGATTATACTGTCTCTAAACTTAATGAAGAGATTTCGGACTTATCAAAAAAATATGAAGCCGAACGTGATTCTAATCGTCGTATTAATTGCAAGTTGGTTGATATGACTGCTGAACGTGATAAGGCTTTGCAGGACATTGAAGAAATCAAAGAGCAGGTCAAGAAACTGAAAGCCGAAAACAAGAAGTTAAAGGCTGAAATCAAGTCTTTAAAAAATCCCCCCTCTCAGATTACTTTGTTAAGCTGATTCTCCCGCTTCTGTGGTTTAGTGGTTGCCACGTAAAATAAAACCACTACCAACCCGCCCGGCGTACAATGATGAAAGATCTCCTACACTTTCTTGAATTTGGTTGCATATGCCGGACGAAATATAAAGGTGGTTTGGTGGTTGCCACATTAAACAAAACCACTATCAGCCCAGACGGGCAAAATAAGATACCTTAGGCATGGAAAACCAAAATAACAAAAACTAGGAGGAAAAAAATAATGCCTGAACTGTTTATTGGCGCAGAGGTACGCGCCGGAAGCTTCACCGACGAGAAAACCGGAAAATCTGTAGCTTACAACAATCTGATCATGACGTTTGCAACGCCGGGTAATGTAGGATTTGTAATAAATCCGCAGAATCCGACAGTAAAAGTCAAGAACACCCGTGAAGATATCTTCCGTGTATTCGGCGAAATGATAACCATGAAATGGTTAAAAGAACACCTTAACCACTACGCTGATGTTTTCTATGATGACCGGAAGCGCGTTGCGCGTATTCAGTTCTATGGTACTGAAAATCCTTTTGCGGACAATGGCGGACTTTCTCCGGCTATGACCGCTTCGGAGGGTATCAGCGATTACACCCATACCGATACACCTGCCGCCCCTCTGGGACAGCTTGAAGAAAAGCCTGACGAACTGGCAAAGTTTCCGTCCGAGGAAGCCGCCGAAAAGGGCACTTCTGAAAAGGAAGCCGCCGACGGTGCAGACAAGAAAGGCGGTAAACGGTGATTGACTGGGGGTTATCTGCGATAATTATCGCGGTGATCACGTTTGTTTCAAGCATGATCACAGACACAAAGCTGAAGCGGCTTACAAACAAATGCGCACTTCTTGAAAAGCAGGTCAATGACCTGGCGGAGGTTTCCATCAATGACAACGGAAGCGCAGACACAAACGTTTGAAAGCTACCTTGAACCGGATTACACGGAAATACTTGAAGAAATCAGGTCGCAGGAGGTCGAACAAACCGAACTGCTTAATACATACCTGCCGGAGATTTACAAGGTGTCCGTGCTTGTCCTGGGTTCGTTTCTGGCTTTGACAGTATTCAGATTGTTGACGTCGTTTCTAGGGCGCGTTTTCAATGATAATTCTAAATTCTAGGAGGTGAATATAATATGCTGACTTCTATTCTTGCTAGCGACGCGGGCGCTGTTGTTTCTCCCACTACCATGATTGATGTTACTGGTGTTGATTTTACATCAGTCCTCAATGAGATGGTGGCACTGCTCCCCGTCATGCTCCCCGTTGCTGTAAGCTGTATAGCTTTCCGTAAGGGTATTTCGTTCATTCTGTCCTTTGTCCGCGGTGTCTAAACCTACAAACCGCCTGCATACCCCCGTATCTTATAGGCGGATACGGGGGTTTATTTTTTCGGAGGTATACAAAATCATGACTAAAGATTTAAGGATTAAAATATTTAGCTTTGTACTAGCTTCGGTTGTCTCTATGACAGCCTTTTTCCCTTGTCTTGGCGTTATTACACACGCTGCGCCTACAAGCTGGGAAGATGTTGGAGATGACGCTATAGCGCTTCGTGATGCATACTATGAGTATTTTTTAAACTCTACATCTGGTGATTTACTCGGAGCTTTCAAGACTGCAAAAGATATCCCTATAGCCTGGCTTACGACTTTAAAAGATGGCGTGCTTGCTATTTCTCCGGCTGATGATATCTATTATTATATCAAAAACAATTTCCTTTGCGGCGCTGTTTCTCATGGCGGTGGCGGCGGGCGTTCCGGTCTTACTCGCGGCAAATGCGCTGTATGTGGTAAAACGTATTCAAATTGTACATGCGATTACTTCACCTATGCCGGCAATCTTGTTGATGTTTCCCCGGAGGTTTCGGGCAAAAATCTGAAAGATATCGCTTCCGATTACAATAGTCGATATATGCCTATGGCTAACGAGGATCAGTATTTTTATCATTTCCATGGCGATAATACTTCTTCGTATGATAATAGCAAATGGGATTTTACTCCTTTTTGTCCCGTTTATATTTTTGAAAAGCAGTGGGGCAATAAGAGTTGGACGGATTTCTATTTTATTCCCGTGTTATTAGATGATAATAAAACCACCTATTACGGTCAGCAATACGGGCATATTTATGCAAAAAATGTTGATGGTACTACCACAATGTATTTTGATTTAATTAATTTGTCAGATGATTCAATTGCAAAATCGTTTTCCTTTGTTTATGACGCTACAACTTATAAATGGATTGGACTTCAATTTAACGGGTCTTTATACAATATATATGGTTTTAGTTCATCTTACAATTATTTAAACGGAAAATTAGTAGGCGGTCAATATGCTGAATATGGTCCTTTTGTTCAAGGTATTAATATGCTGTCGTGGGATGGTTCTTCTACAATAGGATTAAACTTTCTTCTTTCTGACCCTACATTTTCTCCTAAAACAAACAAAAGCGACGATTGGGGCTATATACTCAGTAATAAGCCGTTCGAGCTTTTCGCAAATCAGACTAAATTTGATTTTGATAAGGTGCCGGACAATTACTTTATCACCATCGATGGAGATAATATATACAATTATCCTATTACTGACCCCTCTTCCGGTAAATCTACTACGATTAACAATTACATCACCAATAATTATATTATCGGTGATAGCGGTGAAGGCGGAGGAAGCGGCGGCAATACTACGAATTGGAATATTGATTTCCCTGACTTTATCACGAATATCACAACTTCTATTGAAACAGCATTAACGAATGTTTTTGTTGCTGATGTAGATATAGTGAACGGCTATAACTCCGAAATGCAGGACATGTTAAACAAGAAGCTTCCGTTTATAAGCGACTTCGGGGATATTTTTAGTTCATTGTTTGTTGAAATCATTGATAATAACTTTGTGTATGCCGGAGACATTCAACCGGAATACCGTGCATATAACAGCGGCGGCAGCAGTTCGGACGGGACAATTGAAGCCGCTTCTATGTCTTTATACTCATCTTCTGGCGGCTCGTCGGGGTCTGGAACTCCGTCAACCAGTCCAATCTATCCGAAATGGTCGGTCAATATAGATTTCTTCGGGCAGAAAATGAACCTTGTAATACTTGATTTCGGAATGTACGCGCAGCCGTTGTATTATGTGCGCCTTATCGCATGTATTTTCATCTATGTGGTGTATTTCGTCAATCTGATGAAATATCTTCCTACGCTGATTGGCGGCGTTCTCGACTGTACAGGAAGGGTTATTTCTGCAACTTCTAAAAAGGACGGTGAATAAAATGGTAATGAATGCGATTTGGGGCGTTTTCAAGTCTGTAACTTGCTTTCTGCTTGGTCTGCTCCCTGATGTTGATGTGTCGTTTATGGAAACATGGACATATGTTAAAGACCTCTTGATTGACATTTTCACGGGTCTTGGCTGCCTTATCCCGTTTGGCTCTCTTTTCCCGCTGCTGTATTGTACGTTGTCAGTTTGGGGGCTTCGCCTGGCGCTTGCTGTAATTCTCCGCATTAAATCCTTTATTCCGCTTCTTGGAGGTACATAATGACAGATGTATTTATAACCGTTATGCGGTTCATTTTCGGCGTTGTGAAATGGATTGCTATTGTCGGCGGCGTTGTTCTTCTGCCGTTCCTGGTTAGTGGTCTGATTCACTTTGTTTACTATTACGCCAAAGGCATGCGTATGAAGCCGCGTCGTCAGCTGCCGACTTATCGCCATAGAAATATATTTGTTCGGCTGTTCAAAGACTTTCCAAAACGCTTTATTTTGGACATGTTTAACAAAGACCCGGATTCATTCCCGCATTGCGGCATTGTGATGATTGTCGGCGAGCAGGGCGCGGGAAAAACGACGTGTGCGGCGCATATGCTCCGCGCTCTTAAAGATAAATATCCGATGGTTAAGATATTGTCTAACACCCCTCTGACGTTCGCTGACGGCGAAATAACAAGCCCTGATGATATTATCTTTTGTGGCAATGGTTCATCTGGGTGTATTAAGTTCCTCGATGAAATTCATTCGTGGTTTAATTCGGCTGAAAGTCAATACTTTCCGCCGGAAATGCTGTCGGAGATCTCGCAGCAGAGAAAGCAATTTAGCCTTATTGTGGGTACTGCTCAGCGCTTTGACCGGATAAGCAAGGCAATCCGGCAGCAAACACACTACATCATTAAGCCGCTTACTATAGCGGGTTGTTTGACTATATGCCGTGTGTATAAGCCGAATGTTACGGATTCCGGTGAAATTAAGAAGTGCAGGGCTATTAAAACATATTTCTTTGTTCATGATGATGATTTAAGAAATTGTTTTGATACCTATGCAAAAATCAAGCGTTTATCTGTAAAAGGTTGGAAGCCTAGAACTGAACAACTTTCAGCAGATAGCGACACAGCACCAATTATCATGACAGATAGCAAGAAATAAAGGAAGTGTCCCCGTTTTTTCCGGTGCTCCTCGGAGCGCCGCCAGGCGCGACGAGGGCACGGAAAAACGGGGCGCTTCCTTATACTTGATATTAGCCATGAAAAGGTGGCATTAAAAAAATTGCGCGACAGCGCAAAAAATAAAAAATAAAGATAAGGAAAAAGAAAATGCCTATTACTAATTTTTCCTTGTCAGAAAGTGCGGTCTTTCATAATACCAAAATCAAGGTTTATCCAGATGGTAGCACGAACATAACCTATTGCAAACAGGCGATTTTCAAGGACAGCGGCACAGAAGCCCATGAAAGCGAATATTACAAGGACGGGGTAAGAATCCCCCCTCAGCTTGACGAACTCGAACAGGGCAGGGAAGTGCAGAAGAAAAACACCAAAAGGGACAGAACAAACGAAATGATTAGAATACATCGTGATAGGGTTCGCGACATTGTATTAATGAATGACTTTACACATTTTTTGACAATAACGATTGATTCGGAGAAATTTGATAGCTTCGATGTCGATATAGTCCGGAAAAAACTAAATCAGTGGCTTAAAGACCAAGTGAAGCGTAAAGGTTTGAAATATGTCCTTATTCCGGAATATCATAAAAGCGGTAGAATTCACGCGCATGCGCTTGTGAATGATGTTTTCAAGCTTGTTGACAGCGGTAAACGTACAAAATCCGGAAAGGTCGTTTATAACTGTCCAGAATGGCGAAATGGCTTTACTACGGCTATTCCGTTGGACAATCAGAAAATGCGGGTTGCTAACTATGTTGTTAAGTACATTACAAAAGGTTCTGATAAAATTTTCGGGAAATTCTTCTGGAGTTCAAAGAATATTCAGCGCGAGCCGGAAGTTATATTGACTGATTCTGATTTTTCGGCTGTTAATTCAGAAGTTTTTCAGCCCCTTGCGTATAACGATAATCTTCAATTCAAATATGAAAGTAATTTTCTTTTTCTTGAAGATGTTCCAAAGTGTGAGCATTTTGCGGATTGTAAGAAAAAATATCCCGATAGACCATACCCGCCTTGTGCTTCTTGTCCATTGAATATTGAACAGGCTATGAATGATTGTGTTGCTCTGGCTACAGAATTGGAGGTCGAATAAATGTACATCTATGAACAGGGTAAGCGTTCGGGCTTCCCTCGGGCTTCTGACCCGGTTTTTACTCCGTCTTTTGATGGGGCGCGGCTTCATAAGCTGTATGAATATAGCTCTAATGGAGTTGTCCGGGTTGGTTCTCCTGGCATGAACTTTCCGTATATGTTCCAGGTTGAAAGCTTTGACGAATTGGTTTTAGCTTACATATACATTACGGTCAAGGATAATGTGTCACATGGGACATATACGAAAGCGGCGCGAGATGGCAAGCTTGTGTATTCTCATAGCATGTTTGACCGTGTTAAAAGATGGTGGGCGCTGCCGGATAAAATCAAGTATAGGGGGTATCGGCTTGACGTGTGATTTTTGGGAATGTAAACACCGGGATATTTGTCCGCTTGTCAGTCGAGTATATCCGCACCCGCCTTGCGCTATGTGTACAAGCTTCGACAGCTGCGGAGTATGTGCGCATTATATAGAGTGCTGTGACCTGGTGTGCAAGTATCTTCCGAATATGTTCCGGCGCTTAGTGCGTGAGATTCGGCACGGTGAGAACCTGGAGAACGTGCAGCAGTATATCCGGACGAATACCCACGGCTGCAAAAGAGACGGTTGAAAAACCGTGTTCATTGTGATATAATGTAACGAGGGAAGAGTTACATAAAAGTATAAGTAATTGCGTAAAATAGATATTTCATCACCCGGTTTTTTGTTCGAAATTGCAGAACCGGGCT